CGATTTTGATTTCCTTGTTAATTCGACAACCTGGGCTCTGAAAGCTCAATTAGATGGCGCTGGGGAGCAGACATATTCGCCGGGTAGCATGACTTCTGATACATTGATCAATATAAGGTTTGGTCATGGCGGAGCGAGCGGACCGGCTTGTACCTGGTATTTTGACGATGTAATTATTTCTGCCACCAGCGGTGACTATCCCATTGGGGCGCATGCGGTGGTTGGATTATCACCTAACGCGGCAGGCACATCCAACCCACACCCAACCGTGACTAATATTCAAAATAATAGCAGCTCAACTATTGATGATGATACATTACCCGCTAATGTATATTTGGATGAAGTGCCGTTTGGAACTACCACAGATTATGTTAAACAGGTTGGTGGTACAAGCTCGATTTATGCAGCAGTTGCTTTTGCAGATACGGCAGAAACGAGCATCCTGGGGGTGATGGCTTACGAAGCGTATCATTCAGCGTCTGCATCTCCGGCAAACTCAGCTTCTGCGCGAGTATATGATGGCACAACGGAGACTGCGATCTATACAGGGGATATGTCAGAGAGTAGTTTATTTTACAAATCAAAGATAATGCCAAATCCTGGTGGTGGCTGGACAATGGCATTGGTGAATGGAATACAAGGGCGGGTAGGCTTCGCAACGGATTATGCGCCCGTCCCTTATTGGGACACGCTGATGATCGAGGTGGCGTATCGTGTATTTACCCTAACTGTAAATGATTTATATAGCACTTCCCAGGTTGACACAGTTGTTGTTACTGAATCTGGTGGTGGAACCACCCTGGTCGTGGCTGACGCGTACAGTACATCCCAGACGGATGCAGTTGCATTAACACAGGTACACAACTTGGTGGTCCAGGATGCCTACTCGAGCAGCCAGACGGATGCGGTAGCGACCACCAAGAATACATCCTTAGTTGTTAATGATGCATACAGCACAAGCCAGACGGATGCGGTCACTACAACCAAGAACACATCGTTAGTTGCCAATGATGCTTACAGTACTTCGCAAGTCGATACGGTTGTTGTTGTCAGGAATATATCTTTAGTCGTTAATGATGCTTACTCAACCAGCCAGTCCGATTCAATTCTACTAACACAGGTGCATAATCTGGTTGTGCCTGACAGTTACAGCACTTCTCAAGTTGATACGGTCGTAGTGACCTCCGGCGCAGTTAGCCTGGTGGTGCAGGATGCTTATTCAACCAGCCAAACTGATGCGGTTACGACAACGAAAGAAACAAGCCTGGTAATTACAGATGCCTACAGCACATCGCAGGCCGATGCGCCAATTCTCACGCAAGTTCATATCCTAACAGTCCAGGATGCGTACAGCACAAGCCAGGTAGATATTCCGGTAGTAACCATCCCGATCCCGTTGTTTGTATATGATGCCTTTAGCACCAGCCAGGTGGATGCAGTCACCATCTCGACCGGTGGCTTCTCCCTGGTGGTACAGGATGCTTACAGCACTTCTCAAGTTGATGCGGTCACTACTACGAAAGAATCAACACTTTCTGTGGTGGATGCTTATTCGACAACGCAGACCGATTCAGTCAACTTAACCCAAGCTCATAACCTGGTGGTTAATGATGCTTACAGCACTTCTCAAGTTGATACCGTTACCGTAACCAGCATCTTCTACAATTTGGCGGTCCAGGATGCTTATAGCGTTACTCAGGTAGATACTGTCACACTTACCAGCTCAACAACGCTTTCAGTTTCAGACGCATACAGCGTCAGCCAGGTGGATCATATTTACTGGGTGCCACCGGTGACCAAATGGGTAGAACTGAGTTTATGGGATCGGGATAGAATATTGATCCTGGATGAACGGGACCTGGACCTGGTCCTGAATGAGCGAGATAGGATATTCAATATGGACGAGCGAGATCGTGAATTGACCTTGATAGAACGCTCAAGACAATTAACATTGGAGGATAAATAATGACAATCAGCAGAGAAGTTAAAGAGGGAGTACAACCTCAGGGGATCGGGGAGCAAATCGCATATAAACTTTCCTCGACACCATGGGCTAGTACACCAACCGTGACAGGTGTAAAGGCTTATGATGTTACAGAGCCTGATGTTCGGATAGATGTGACCTCGACGGTATTGTCTGGATCATCAGGGGTTGTTGGTGATCAGATCACCACACCGATTGTGAAAAGCCTGACGGTTGATAGGGTCTATTGGATTGAGATTACCTTCACGAGCGGGGGACTAACATTCGTTCCCTATTTCATCGTGAGAGGGGAATATTGATCAATGACCAAAATGAATAAAGTCTTGAGCCCGTCTGCTGCAGCTGCCAGGCAGAACCTGATCAATTCCATGAATATGATCATACAGTCGCTCAAGCGTAGGGACAGGAAGGAACCTGGCTGGAGGGAAAAGGAAAAGGCTGAAGAGCGCATGGCTGCTATATTTCAGCCGATATTTGACCGCCAGGCACGCCTAATCCGAGCTCGTCTCCAGAAACTCGATAAGACCAGGCCTAAGGAACCGAAGTCGATGACCGTGAAGATACTGCCAATAGATATATTTGAAGACCTGGACCTGACCGATGCCGAGGATAATGCGATCCGGAACGAGCTATTCAACTCTGTTTATAATGGAGTTAGCCTGTTCCAGGATGAGACAGGATATATTCTGGATATTGGCTTGATTAATAAAGAAGCTCATAGCTGGGCCTTGAATTATTCAGGTAAATTGATTAAAGAAATAAGCGAGACTACCAGGCAGATTGTAAGGGAAGCTGTCAGCGATTTCGTGGCCACGCCTGGAATGACGATAGCAGACGCAATGGGGAGAATGCCGTTCGATCCGCAGCGATCACAAACTATAGCGGTGACGGAGATTACCAGGTCTTATGCACAAGGTAACCAGATCGCCGGCGAAGTGATGAAGGATCAATTCCCGGATGTGGCGGTTGTGAAAGTATTTTTCACAAATAATGATGATCTGGTGTGCGAATTTTGTGGTCCAATGAATGGACAGGAAGTAGCACTTGACGATCAATTCGAGGATGATGACGGAAATGCATATGACAATCCGCCAATTCATCCTGCATGCCGGTGCTGGACACAAACAACGACTGATATTCTGAAGGAAAAACCATGAGCGGATTTCTAATTCAAGTCAAAGGGCTCGATAAGGTGCTCAAGGGAATAAACGAAATTGCGGATCCTAGGCACGTCGGTATTTACCTGGCGAAGGCTGGTCAAGAGGCTGCAAGTAAAATTCTTCAGACCAAAGGTCTGCAATCTTATCCGCCTGAAACTGAAGCGAATCTACCACCGGTCCCTTATTACATCCGTGGACGTGGAACTGAGACCGCCCTGGGAAACCTGAATGATTCGGAGCGCCTTGGAACGAAATTCTATATTGACAGGGATGTGAGTAATTACATAACCAAGGTAGGAAACACAGCGTTGTATGCTGATGACGTGGTAGGCGATAACCAGAAGGAATTATTTGGTATCATTGGCTGGCGTAAGCTCCGAGAAGTAGCCGAGGAAAGAATAGACCTTATAAGCCAAATTTATGATGCCTGGATTGCGAAAATGATAAAGGACCTTGGATTATGATAGAACCGATGGCAGTCATTCTGAATTAGGTCTGCCAAAATAATAAAAGGTATGTTATACTATTTCTGCTTGACAGGATAGCTCAACAGATCCCTGGTGGAGTTGAGCGAAAAGGTCAAGCGGAACTAAGCGCATAAAGAGTCAGTAGACTAGCGCAGCGACAGGAAACTGTCAGCTGCGCTTTTTTGTTTATCGGAGGAAAAAAGTATGAGCGATGAATTAGACGAATTGAAAATTGGAGCTCGGCATAGCACCGAAGACCAAACAGCCCTGCAGAATATTCACGATGCAGCGATAACCCTGGGTGCTGCTTGTCCGGACCCGACCAGGTATGAGCTCCCAAAGTCCCTGACCGATGATATGCTGGTGAACTTTGGGGATCCGGCCGTCAAGGTCCTAAGCAACGAAGGAACGAAGACCAAGGTTGGTGGTTACCTGATCCGATTTACAACCCCGGAGGATCCGGACCTTGAAGGTGATTATTTTGACAAGGAAACGGATTACGTGATGGAATTCCCTGGGAAAAGTATTACATGGTTCAATCACAGGCTGCCAGTAGAAACAAGCGATGGAAAAAAAGCAGTCCTGAAGCGCAGGCTGAGCGATGCAGAACTGAGCGTCGACGACATCGGCGTATTCATGGCCGGAGTTTTAGACGAAAGCGACGCCTACGAGAAATTCCTGGCTGACCTGGCTCGTGCAGGGAAGCTGGGACTGTCGAGCGGAACCGCTCGTCACCTGGTCGAAAGCACACCCCAAAAGAACGGAATTAATCACATCGATCTATGGCCAATCGGCCTGGATGCAAGCTACACCCACGCTCCTGCAGAGTCAAGGAACCGTGTGGTAGCGCTCAAAAGTTTATTACCAGACGAGGACGAAGCTGAGAGCAGCGTCGCTGCTGCGGAGTCAAGCCTGGAGATCAAAACAGTAATCAACCCAAATTTGAAAATAGGAGAAATTGAAATGGACGAAAAAGAACTGAACGCAGTATTAGACGCTCGTGACGCTGCTCGGAAGGCTGAGGACGAAGCGAAAGCAACCAAAGCGGCCGAGCTCAAAGCAGCTGAAGACGCAGGCTATCAGAAGGGCCTCGAGCAAATGAAAAACCTGAAACGTGGTGGCTATGCCTATCACAAGGTTTCAGAGTCGACCGAAGGTGAAGACGAAGAGGTCAAGTCATTCCTGCATTGGATCAAGACCGGTGATGAAGTCCCGTACAAAGCAGCCATGCAGGGCCAAACCGACTCAGAAGGTGGGTATGCGGTGCCGGATGATTTTCATAACCAGATCGTGGCCAAGCGGAACGAAGCATCCGTGCCAGACATGATCGGAGTCCAGCGCTTCTCAACAAACCTGGACAAGTATCCAGTGCCGGTCGAAGCAACCGCAGCGACTAAATTCGTCGTGGCAGCTGAAGAAGTCGCTTATGACGAGAACGAGCCGACCCTGGGCCAGGTCGCTATCACCATTCACAAGATGACCAAACTGATCAAGATTTCAGAAGAGCTCGAAGCCGATGCTCAAGCGAACTTCGGTGGATACCTGGCTGGTGTTTGGGGCAGGGCCATGGCAGCTGCAGATAACTATTACTACGTCGTGACAGGCACCGGAACCGGTATGCCTCAAGCGATGGCAGTCGGCGGAGCGCTTGGTAAGACCTTCGCAAACGCTGCATCAATCGTGGCAGCTGATATTCATGCCCTGATCCATGCGATGCCGGACCCGTACGTCGAAGGTATGGTATTGATCACGAGCAGAGCAATCCTCGGCCTGGTCCGTGCACTTTTGGTAGCAACCCCCTATGCCTTCATCGATTGGATCGGTGGAAACAAGATCGATCCGGCCCAAGTCAGCCCATCAGGGACCATCGGCGGAGTACCGGTCTTCACGACCAATGCCATGCCGACCGCGGTGCCGGTCGTAACCGGAACGAAGACATGGTTACTCGTCAATCCAAGCTTCTATGGGATTGCAGAGCGTGAAGGAATGACCGTCTCCAGGAACCCGTACCTGTACCAGGCCAATGGACAGATCGGGCTCTTCGCCAAGTATCGTGCAGGCGGAGCGGTTCTTCAGAGCGAAGCCGTTCTATGGGGAATCCAGGCCTAAGCCGGATAATTGAAATCCGAATTCAACCAGGAAACCAGGAGAAAATATAATGGCTCATGCAGTAGCAGCAACCTCAAAGTTTTTATCAGCGATCGCTCCCAGTATCGGGACAATCGGAACGATGACGGCTATCGAAGTGAACGCAGCTGGATTTGACCGAATATGTTTTGAAGCAGTACTCGGCGTGGCAGCTGCAAGTGGACTTTTCGATATGAAAATCCAGGACAGCGCAACGACCGGAGGTGGATTGGCGGACCTAACCGGTGCGGTTCTGGTACAGGTCACGAAAGCGGCTGGCGACTCGACCGTCCAGGTGATTGACTGCAAAGTCAACCCAGCTCGGCCGTTTCTGAAAGCCTTGGTAGTGACAACGACTGGTGCATTCCCGAACGGAGTAATCGCACACCTTTATAACGGATCCGGATATCGTCCGGTAACCGTGACTCCACAGGTGGTTATAACCTAAGCAATCGAGCTTAAATAAGGGCTCATGGAATAGGACCGGATCCCTAACAAGATCCGGTCCTGAATACCACCATCCTGAAGGAACCGAAGATGCTAATAAATGGTTATGCTACCCTAGCAGATTATAAAAACAATAAGGATATTGAGTCGGTAGACAGCGATGACGACTCAGTAATCGAGCAACTCATAGAATCAGCCAGCCGTTTTATAGACGAAAAGACGGCTAAAACCTTTTACCCCAGAGTACAAACCAGGTATCAAAGCGTTCCTGAATATGGCGACCGGGAACCGGAAGAACTATGGCTGGACGACTCCCTGCTGGAAGTAATAACCATCACAAACGGGAATGGAGTCGTCGTCTCGGCTAACGATTATTATTCCAAACCAAGGAACGATTACCCCAAGTATGCGATATGCCTAAAGGACTCGGCGTCAATTGGATGGGTAAGCGATGCAGCCGGAAACGATGACTACGTTATAGCGGTCAACGCCCTGTGGGGATTTCACGACCAATACCAGGTGCGAGGCTGGACCGTCGTGACAGCTATAAATAAAATCGGTGGGATTACAGCTACCGAATCGCCCATCACGGTGGACCTGGGAACGAACATAGCCCCGGGGAAAATCGTGAAGATAGACAACGAAATTATGATATGCAAGGCAAGCGATGCAACGACTCTGATACCGATAGCCCGTGGAGACAACGGATCGACCGCAGCCACCCACCTGGATGACGCTCCGGTGTATGTCTGGACCCCGATGCCAACGATCCGCATGGCATGTCTGGAAATTGTGAAATCAGCTTACAGCCGACGTTTCGGAACGAACACGACCGGAACAGCCATGATAACCGGAGCCGGTGTCGTGATTACACCGGAAGAGGTCCCAGCATTCGCCTGGAACATAATCAATACTTATAAACCGGACGTTCCATAATGGCGCTCCAAATAGCAACCGTCGTGGACAGCATAAGCAAGCTGAGCGTTTCAGGCGCTAAGATTAAGGACAAGGACCAAATCCCTGCAGCCGGTGATGTTAGGCATCCGATGATAATACCGCTCTCGAATTTTGTGACGGAATTTACCATGGTACGTGACAGTTTTGGCGGTGGATCCGAAGCGAAGATGACGGTCACGTATGTTCTGAATTACCGGATCCTTTACAAACCGCTCGGAGCCGGAAGAGCTCCCCAGCTTGAAAATATCAGCCCCTTGGTGGACATGATCGCTCGCTGGTGGGATGCCGTATTAGCGATAGATGTATTCGCTGGAGCGGTCGACATAATCCCTAATACCATCACAGGCATGGGAGCGGTGAAGGACCCGAGCGAAGACAGCTGGTGGGGAGCTGACGTGAGCGTCAAGGTAACTGAATTCGTAAATTAGGAGAAATCCATGGCGACAGGTAGAACTACAATCAAAAATTACCGGATGTACGTCGGCGGATATGACCTCTCAGGTTTCGGCCGAGATATCGGACCGATCGGAGTGGAAGTGGAAGAGGCTGACCTGACCGCCTGGCTGGATCCGGTAAAAGGATATTTGAAAAACAGGGCTCAAGTAGGAATAGGGACCCTGAACGCAGTATTTGACAATACAGCCACCACCGGCATTCATGCCTTGATGGGAACTTCCGGAATAAAGCGTGACGTTCTGATCGCCCTGGGTATCCAGGCTGCCCCAACTGCTGGAGATCCGGCATTCATGGGTCAATTCGCACAGAGCGGATACCAGGAAGCAGACAACGGCGGAGCGATGACGGTCACGGTCCCGTTTGAAGGATGGGACGCGATAGCGAACTCGATGCTTTATGCGCCTGGCTGGGGTATCCTTCTCCACCAGAACACAGCTGAGACGGCGGTAAATAGCGCAATAGGATTTGACAACCCGACCGGAGGCCAAACCCTGAACGGCGGATTGATGGTATATCAAGTTTTGGCGTCAAGCAATCCATCTCATACGGCGACGATTAAAGTCCAGGATGCAGCCACGAACACTAACCCATCGTTTGCTGACCTGAGCGGAGCTACAACCGGAGTAATAACGGTCACAGCTGGTGTTTCTGGATTGGTAGCTCTTCCTACGACCGGCGCCTCAGCCACGGTCCGCCAATTTCTGAGATGGCAAATCGTCCTTGGAACCGCTACAAGCGTAACATTTCTAATCGGATTTGTAAGAGGATAAATTCATAAAATAGGAGAAATAAAATGGCAGCTGGAAGAACCGTAACACGCTGGATAAGATTTGGAATAGACGATAGCGCCGGAACACCAAGGGAGATCCCGATCGACTCCCTGAGTCCGGTAGGTTTTTCATATCCGGAGACAGACGTCTCGGCCTGGCAGGATGCCGTAAAAGGCTACCTGGCTGACCAGCCCGACGCAGCGATTGACATCACCGGACCCTTTGACATTTCGACTGCAGTAGGGCTCGCAGCGAGCGCAGCAGCCCCAACACTTTCTGGATCCCACACGGTACTGGCACCCATCAGCGCCTTGACCTTTACCACACCGCTCGGTTTATGGGTGGCCTTTGGGATCCGTGGATACTGGACCACAGGCGATCCGGCATTTGGAATCGTGGCACCCTCAGCGACCAGCGGGTATGTCTGCACGAAATACCAGGTCGAAGGGAACAAGTATTCGGCTCGTTTTGTACCATATCCAGGATCCACACCAGCCTGGGGATCGGCAATAATTACGTGAGCAGAACGATCAAAAGCCCTAGTAAGCAATGGCCTGGCGAGGTGGTTCTATCAGATCCGCTCACGTTTCCACAGATCCTGGCATTTGAAGATGCGATCTCGAATGTCAAGGCTGTAGGAAATAAAGTTACTCAAGCCAGGGCTGATAGCCTAATAATTCCAGGCATTATCCCATGTGTTGAGGAATGGCGGCTGGAGGGTTTCCCATCCGAGGTGACCGAGTCGACATTTCCAGCCAGCCCAAGGGTTCCTTGTACTCAACTAATCACCTGGCTCGTGAAGGAACTGACTGCTGAATTTATGGCCGGAGATATAATCCCAAACGCCTAAAGGTCGCTGTTTATAGGTATGCTGAAGATCAAAACAGCGACCAGAGGCCACCCAGGGAGCTGATCCTTCTCAACCATATAGATCGTTTTGGCGTCCAGGCGGTGATGGGTAGGCCGTATTTAGGTGCCGGTGAGATCCGCCGGATGATATACACGGAGAACCTGATCCGATTTCACCATGGTAAGACCAAGGCCGACAGCTGGGCCGAATGGGCTGCCAAATTTCCTGGACCAGATGCGATCCTAAACGAAGCGATGCTACTATCGGAGAAATATGGCGACTGAAGTCGAGATTTTACTTAAGGCAATAGACCATGCCTCTGCAGCGCTAAACCAGGTTCGTGGCTCCAGCGAGAAGCTCGGAAAAGGTATCTCAGGCCTGGAGAAAAACTGGAACTCGATGAAGTCCAATGTTCCAGGGCTCTCGAACGTCCTGGCATTGGCGACCAATCCCATAACCCTGGTAACCGCTGGGGTAGGCGCCCTGGCTGCGGTGATGAAAGCTGGTATAAGTGAGACCGTAGCATATAACAAAACCATCAGGGAAATGAGTCAGATAACCGGTGTTATTCCGGAAGAGATAAGCCGGATCGTGCAGGCTGCGGATGATTGGGGAATATCGATTGACTCTGTCCGGACCGCCCTGCAGATGGCCAACAAAAACGGATATCAGCCAAGTATTGAGATGCTGGCTAATATGGCCGATGAGTACGTGAATACAGGCGATAAGCAAGCCTTCGCAGCTGAAGCAATCAAGGTATTCGGGAAACAATATGCGACGCTGATCCCGATGCTAAGCCAGGGTGGGGACGCCCTAAGAGCTAACACAGCTGCGATTAATGACAATCTGGTAGTAACACAAAAGGAAATTGACGCATCCAGGGAATATGAGGAAGCGGTCGATCTCCTTTCTGATACCTGGACTGGCGCCAAACAGACTATAGGTAATACAGTTATACCGGTTCTGAACGACTTGGTAGAGGTGCTAACAGGTTCTTACGATGCGACCGTCCATGCCAAGGACGGAGTAGACGAACTTGATACATCGATACTTGTTCTCCAGGGTACATTAAAAGGCATTGGGCAATTAGGCGGATTTGTCGGTAATAGTCTCAAGGGCCTGGCTCGGTTTATGGCTGGAGATTATAGTGGTTTTATGGCTGCCTTCGATGCTGCAGCTGCTTCGATAAGTGAAGTAAGCGAAGAAATTGTTATATTGGATAAGGGAGAAAGAGACATCACCGCAACTACCACTGGCCTCACTACTGCTTATGATGTAAATAATACTTCTATAAATACTCTTAAACAGGCGGTGGGAGCATATCATGGAGCCATTATATTGGCAAACGAAGCGGAAAATGCGGAGAAATTAGCGCAAGAAGGTTTGACCCTCACTACTGGTTTGGTCAATGATGCGATTAATGGATTGAACGCGAGTATGGTTGAAACAACAGCCATGACATGGGCATGGCAATTAGCAACCAACGCAATCACACAGGCGCAATACGATCAAAATATGGCAATTATTCCGCAACTGGCTAACCTGGAATCATTAGGACAATTATTGGATGACGGAGAAATTAGTTTCAGTAAATATTTTCAAACGGTTAGAGATGGGAAAGTGACCAATGAAGAGTTGATTTCAAATTTAATCTCAACCGGGATGTCCGCAAGTGACGCCGCGGCTGCTGTAGCCGCATTGACGGCGAATATTTATGGGATACCCGATAGAGATATTTATGTCAGGACCCACATGAGTACAATATATGATGATAATCCGCGACAAGAAAATGCGAGAGGTGCTGACTATATTGTACCTTCGGGCTATGATGAAAATTGGGATGTTGGCACCGCATCATCGGGTGAACATGTTGAAATTACACCGAAGAACGAGGTGGGAAACTCGACCGTAAATAACAATTTCAATATGATAGTCCACACGAACGCCGGAATATCCACATTGGCGAGTGATTACAATATGCTAAAAGCAAAGGTGAGATAAATGGGATATTGGAAGGTTATTATACCGAGTGTTGCGACTAATTTTATAAATAATCCCAATGCCATGGGCAGCGGAAATTATTTAACCGTCGGCGGAACGGTCGACCTGGATACCACTAAATCATTCTTTGGTTATAGAAATTACAAAGTTGCTGGGACCGCAGACAACCAGGGTATAAGGCTCGATCTTACCCCATTGCCGAATGCGATCCATTATGCGACCGTGAGATTATGGGGAGCTGTTCCCAGCGCCTGGGATTGGTCCGTGGACGGTACAAATTTCTATGCGCCAGCATTACTGGAAATTGATGGTGCCTGGTACGTTTATGGTTTACAATTTTCAGCTGCCCAGTGCAACGGAGCAACATACTTCAGAATATACAAAAATGGAGGTGCATCATTCACCTGGTATATCGGACATATCCAGGTCGAAACAGGAACGGTGCCAACCACGCCAATAACCGGATCGGTGAAGGGATTTACTCCGGATGGATATAAGTGGACCGGAACTCCGGATGGATCTTCATCGATTAGACAAAGCTGGGAGCGAAGCGGCGGATTAGTTAAGGATTTCGAAGATGATTATAAATTCAAAGTCATGTATGGTGTCGGTACCGGAATGCCACCAATCCAGCACAATGTTCAACCATTAGCTCTTCTACCAGGTGCTTTATATCAGGGTCATAAAGTGTTACCAAGGGTTCTGGATTTATTCAGCGCGCCGAAGAGTAATACTATTGCTGGTATTACTCTGGCAAGAAGCGATTTTATAAATGCGATTAAGCCTGACAAAGTTTATCCAGAGCAACCGGTTGTCATCAGATATACCGGAGCGAATATAAACAAACCGGTAGAATTTCGTTGTATCTATGATTCAGGGTTGGAAGCCCAAAACACATCGGGCCGGATAGACAAACTGACTGCAAGGTTTATTTGCTATGATCCGTTTGCCTACGAAACGCATACCGAAGGAAAAGAACTGATAAGACAGATCACGATTCCCAATGCTAATCAAGTTGTCCGGAGAAATGGTTTAACCGGAGTTTGGGCGAATATGAGTAGCACATTCAATAGTATTGTATATTGCTTCACCGTCGGGAAGGATGGATGTATTTACATTGGCGGTAATTTTACTAACGTAGGCGATGCTAATGGAGATTGTATAGTCAAATGGAACCCAGTAACAGAAACACTTAGCTCCCTGGGAACCGGACTGGCTGGTGGGGCGTGTTTCGACTTACTAACGGCTCCGAATGGGGATGTTTACGCTGGGGGAGCATTTACATCAGCTGGTGGGGTGGCAAATACCGCCTGGATAGCCAAATGGAATGGCTCAACTTGGGTTTCGTTATCCACGACCAGCCTGGGTAATACAGTAAATTGCCTGGCCTGGGGATTGGATGGGACGCTTTATGTGGGTGGCCAGTTTACTAATGCAGGCGGAGTAGGAAATGCCGATTATATTTGCAGATATACAGGAACCAGCTGGGCAGCTGTTGGTGACGTTTTGGGATGTAATAACGCGGTCGAAGATATTAAGATTGCTCCAAACGGGATTTTATATATAACTGGAACGTTCACAGCAGTAAACAGTATAACGGTAAATCGTATAGCAAGATACATCGGGACCCCGACTGCAGGGACATGGTCGGCGATGGGGAGCGGTTTAAGTGATGTTGGTAGATCAATCGCAATACCGCCAAATGGGAATGTATATGTTTCTGGAGATTTTATAACGGCAGACGGAGTAACGTGCAACCGGATAGCCATGTGGTATGGCGTTACTTTCAGGCCGCTTGGAAGCGGAGCTAACGCAGTCGTTGGTAGAATAAGATTTGATAGAGACGGAATGTTATGGGCTGGTGGCTTTTTTACCGAAATGGATGGAATGTCCCTCACGGATCGTGTCGCTATTTGGAATGGTTCTACATGGCATCACGCACCAATTAATCTACCAGGGACAGCATACGTTTACGATATGTGTTTTACCGATAATGGAAATATCTATTTGGGATACGACACCCAAGGGACGGCTTATGCGTCTGCTATAACCCAGGTCCCTGTGGAAAATACAGGATCCCATTCCACCTATCCAAAGATAGGAATAAGTCGAGGCGACGACGGAACTGGATGTTTGATAAAGTGGGTAAGCAATGAATTAACCAGACAAGGTCTAAGAATGAATTATGAGCTTCAAAAAGGCGAAACCCTGACAATTGATTTAGAGCAAGGAAATAAGTCGGTCGTTTCAAGCTATTATGGGCAGGTACTAAGAGCTATTTTAAGAGGATCGGATTTCAGCAAATTTTGTATGCTAGGTGGTACTAATTCTATAAGCATCTTTATCACCGAGACTGGAATCCCGACCATGATGTGTTGGATAGAATACAAAACTACCCATTGGGCTGCTGACACGGCGATATAAAATGACTGCCTTAACAGGATCTACAATCGTAGAATTATATCTGGATAGTCCAGATGGAGTCCGGATTAAATTGCTGGATGTGGTAACCGATTATTCTTACTCGAATATTGTCAATGAACCTGGGCCATTTTCCATAAATTTACCTTACAATTTCGATCGAAGCATGATCGGACCGGACTATATTGTCGAATTCTGGAGAGGGATTGAAGGCAATCCTCTTGTGATGGATTATTGCGGTTTTATCAGGACCATTGTATTCGGAGACAAGGATGGAATACCTTATACGAAAATAAGCGGATCCTCTACAATGGAAATCCTAATGAGAAGGCATGCTCTAGACCAGGGATCGGTTCAAACCACATTAACAGATCATGCCGACGATTTGCTAAAGGCCATATTTAGGGACCAATTTGGATCTGATGCAATAACCGGAAGGAACCTAACCAATGTAGCTGGCGGAGTAACCGTTGAATATGATTATGCTGCAGCCCCAAGTCAAACCAAGGAATTCGAGCATAAAAATGTATTAGAGGTAATGCAGGAAATAGCTCAAGCGAGCAAAGAGGCTGGAACTAACTTATATTTCGATGTGGTCCCGATTATTGGATCCATAACCACTGGAGTCTTGGGTTTACAATTCCGTACATTTATATGGCAAAGAGGAATAGATAGATCAGCTGATAGCGGAAGACGTTGCGGAAATCCGGTTTATATAGGTATCGATTGGGAAAATCTTACCAACGGTGAATTGTCTTACGATTATAGCGAAGAGATAAATTATGTAACCGTTCTTGGAAAAGGCGATGGAGCTTCTCAGAATATAGCAAGTCGATGGGACGCGACCAGAATATTGGTATCGATATGGAACCTTAGGGAAGGAATAAAGACTGCCAGTAATGCAGCGAGCGGTGACACCGCAGCTCTGAATGCGGAAGGTGATAATTTTCTCCAGGAAAACAAACCCAGGATAAGTTTCACCGGCGACATAACAGAAACTAAGGCATTTCGGTATGGTTATCACTATTCCTTTGGAGATCGTGTGACCGTTCAATATGCTGGATACGAGGTAGATGCTTATATAAATAAGGTATTTGTGAGTAAAGCCGAAGGACCAGAGGTTATAAATTGCAAGTTAGAGGTGGATGAATGACAAATATTCTTGAAGGAATAGCAAGCGACATAAAATCGCTATTGAAACGAGTCAGCCACCTGGAAGTGCAGAGCTATAGTCAATTCATCCCATTGACCACAGCTCTTACCAGCACGAGTTTCGATGGGGATCAGTTCAGTGATGTTGGAGAAACCGCTCTCGATTTATCTGCGGTATTCGGAGTTCCTGCTGGTATCAAAGCGGCATTGGTTCAGGTATGTGCTAGAGATAGTGTCGCCTGGGGAACGGATGGACTATATGTTGCGGTTGGTGCAAATTCCGAATGGCCACTTACTATCCGCCCAGCTGGTGGTAATGTGTGGGTAGAAGGATTGGGTATTGTACCTTGCACAACAACGGGTGACTTTTCTTATATGATAAATGCGAGTGGGGCGAATACAATGGCAGTCTTTATTAGGATCTGTGGATATTGGATCTAATATTGATACTATATTGGTGAAGTCGAATAGTTATATCTTCATGTGTTTTCTCTCTAGTGAACACCTATAAAGGTACAATAACTTCCCCCAATCCATTCGGTTGAATTATGACCCTCCCTGTGATCACCTTATGAAAGCATTCGGAATCAATGCGCTTGATAAAACCACGCAATATTATTCCCCTCTGTTCGTCACTGGTTCTATCCAGTGCTGCCTGAATATTTGCAATAATATCGTCCGGCGATAATAATACTACTGGTGGAACTATTGTCGTTTGTGCAAGTGACTGTTGTAGTTCCAACTGTTTCGTTTCCAATGTACTGAGTTCATCCAACATAGACCGGCTGTGACCTGCCTCCCGAATGGCAGCCAATATATGTGATATTGCCTGTTGGGTTGATTGCAGTTCTTGCGTATTGCGTTGACATAGAATATCATGAGACCTGGATAATGCCGCTTCCTGCGCTTGCGCTTCTTTGAATACTTCATCCAGTACATTTCTATCCATGATAATGAAACGTATTCCATCCATTACGCGGGATTCAATATCCCATTTTGGGATATAACCATTGTCGCATGGGGTCACGGTTGCATTACTCTGGCAGCGATAATAGTCATATTGCTTATGTCCAGTCGGATTAGACGAGCGTCCAGTCATCGCCATACCGCATCGACTGCAGAATAGGATACCAGTTAGCCAGAAGCGGGAACGGATAGCGCGGGGGTGATTGTACCCATTACGCTTGCTGCGCTCTTCCTGGACCTTCCTGGTAGATTCCCACAGCTCATTTGAGATGATTGGCTCACAATAACCTTCTATTGTCTCACCCCCATAGTTATACACGCCGATATAGATTGGATTATTGAACATTGCCCCATAACTGGTTAGCCATGGGTAGATGTGAAGGGCAGCATCTATTTCACGGGTCAATGATCCGTCAGACCGCATCTCAAATGCGCGCTGGACTATTGGCGCAGTATGTGGATTGGGAATAAGATGACTGATAATGTGCGGACTGCCATCCCTGCGGGTACCAATCGATTCTTTCTCTAACATATACCCGAATGGTGCTTTGGTAGTATGGGCGTGGTGGGTGTGCACTACGTAGTGAAGCCCACGTCTTACATTGCGCTTCAGATCCAGTAGGAACTTGGCGTTGGCATATGCCTTAACACCCAGCATTAGACTGCCTTCCAATCCCTCTGGTACTGCGTCCGATATGCTATGGACTATGTAACCTTGCCGCTTCATATCGCTGACATAGTACATCAAATCGTCATAGTCACGGGATAGACGGGCAAACTCCCACAGGACAATACCCTTCTCCGGAACATGGTTGGATAGATATTCGATCATGGCCAGGAACTGGTCACGTGGTGCTGTGGTGGCTCCTGACCTGGCAACATCCTCGAAGATGCGCGATAACAAAAGCCCCTGTTCGGCGCACCATTTGCCGATGGATTCCTTCTGCTGGATTGTCGAGAGCTCTTGATCATGTCCCCCGCTATCGCGCACATAACCGCATACGCGAGAGCCAGGCGGGAATATATCAGTCATTTGGGGAATATGTACCGTTCTTCTCAGCGATCCTGCGTTTCATTCGGACATATTCGAGAATGTCCTCTTTGTCCGACATGCCAAACCCGCCTAGGTCTTGTAATACCTCTTCAATAATATCATCGGTATTTACCTCTGCATCTGCAATACCAGCAGCACGAAGTACAACAACAACTGGCTTATTGAATACCTTGGCGATTGCCTTACACATATCAACGCCTGGATTACGTTTACCGGCAAACATTAGACTGATGGCAGGCTCAGAGAAATTGATCTGACGTGCCAATTCAGAATGCTTCCAGTTTCGTTCTTTAAGTTCAATCTCCAGCCATTCTGTGAAACTCATAAGAAGTATGTTACCAGAGTTAAGGTTATCATTGGTAAATTCCCTCTTGACAATTAGTAAACTTTGTATATAATTATCCATAGTAATACATACCTTTACTACAACGAAAGTGAGTGTAATAATGCCATATCAAACAGTTGGACTAGATGTAGAAACATATGATGCCTTGAAAGCAATGGCGCAAAAGAATGATAGGAAAATCATTGATCAGATTCGTTTCATGCTAAAGACTTTCCAGGCGATGGACATTCTGGAAATAGAAACATTACCTCATCCTGCGGATGCCCATCCAATTCCAGTAATAAAGGTAAATAAATAACATGGATACCCACCGGGCGGCTATCGTTATTCTTGCGAAGTTGGTACTTGAGATCATCCATGCTCAAACTATAGCAGATAAATCAACTGTTGTCACAATAGGGGTCACTTCAGGGGAAGAAGTGGGAGTAAATGGGGCGCAATTATGATGCCCAATCACATGGCAACGACTATCAAGAGAATGCCGAATACAGCAAAGCATTCCATCGAGGACTCAATTGCCATAGCCAGACAAGGAATCAGGGTCGTTAAGGAGTTTCACCAGCACTCGATGGATCCGGCAGTAATGCACAAAATGATGGAATTACTTGGTCTATTTGAAGAAATCGAGAACAAGATCAAATCGATCAAATGTGAGGAGACAAAATGACCTACTACGAGTTACAGGAATTAGCGCATAAAAATTGGATGAAAGCTCAAGAAAAGACGGACATTATTGAGTATTTATATACCCACAATCGCATTGACGATGATACGAAATATACAATGTTTCAAGAAGTCCGGGCGCTCCAGGAGCAGGCATCGAAACTGGAGAAGCAGGCCGTTGATGCGATGATCAATGATTGGAAAGCACAATATGTGGAAGAAATCCAACGTGAAAAAGAACACCAACAACAGATGTACGACGAAAGACCATAGAAAAGAGGAGAGAATGACCGAGAATAAGTTAGCGATTTATTCACAGTTCGACCAGATCAAGGCTGCAGCGATAGCATTGCAGCAATCTGGCTATTTCAAGGATGTTACCAGCCAGGCGCAGGCAATCGTGAAAGTGATGGCAGGCGCTGAGTTGGGACTGCCCCCATTTGCGAGCATGAGTGGCATCTTCATTATCCAGGGCAAGCCGGTGCTGGGTGCCAATATCCTGGCCACACTGGTGAAGAACGATCCCCGCTACAACTACCAGGTTAAGCAATGCACGCATAACATTTGTGAGCTCATATGGTTCGAGGATGGAAAGCAGGTCGGAACCTCCACGTTCACCATCGAAGAAGCCAAGACAGCCGGACTGACCGATAAGGATAACTGGCGCAAGTTCCCGTCAGATATGCTATTTGCTCGGGCGATCAGCCGGGGCGCAAGACGATTTGCACCCGGTATCTTCGGCGGCAGTCCAGTTTACACACCCGATGAGATGGGAGTGGATGTCAACGAAGAGGGGATGATCGATGTGGTTGCCACGGAGATAGTACCACAAGTAGTACCACCCCCCGATGGCGACATGACGCTGGAGCAAGCCATGGCGGTCACCAACAGCGAGGGGGCGCTGTACGGCGATCTATCCACCGAAGTCCTGGCGAACATGACCATTGGTATCAACAAGGGGCTGAAGAAGGATATATCCAACGAGAAGCAGAGCGAATACCTGCACAAGCTGGATGCGATCAAGATGATATTGAACAGCCGAAGTGTGCCGGTGGGAGCATAGTTACCGACACGTGCGCGCGGAGCCGGTAACTCCGCTTCATTCTCCTCCTCAGAAGGCTGGGTGGGACAGGGACCTCCACCCAGCCGGAGGGGAAACCTTCACAAGAGATACATTAAGTGTTACCATAGTTATGTTGAGGATAGATTGGATCGGAACAAATAGCCCGCTTATGACCGCTATCCTCAACAAATAGCCGATCAGGTCTTAGGCGGGCTAATTGTTAATAACACAACGAAAGGGAATCAAATGAAAATTGAATTAACGAAAATCCATCCATCACCAAATCCCATCCGTAAGACTTGGGATGAAGAAAAGATGAAGGAATTAATGTGGTCGCTGATGGAAGAGGGACAGGTAGAACCCATCGGAGTTAGAGAGAACGGAGCCGGATATATCGTAGTATGGGGACATCGTAGGGTTGAGGCTGCAAGGCGAGCAACCTGGACAGAGATCGAAGCAAGTCTTGTTCCTGCTAATGAGATTGATAACCTTATCCAGGCTGGGATTGAGAACTTGTCAAGTGAGGATATGTCGAAAGAGGATAAGGCTGAATGGGCGGATAGATTGATAAAACTAGGATTAAGCCATACGGAAATATCGAGGCGTTCTACCGTTCCAATACCGACTATAAGCGCTTGGCTATTAGGTAAAAGAGAGGCAGATTCCGGAGTTTTTATCGATAAAAACTTAGATGACAGCCGGGATGATGGAATGATGAAAATACGTCACATAGCCTATGTATTGGGAGATGATATAAACTCAAAGAGAGCGGTAGCGAGCAAAGTATCGCGAGACAACTTGAATCGGGATGAAACCCGTCAAGTTGCTGAAGCCTATCGCGACGCTCCATCTCCCCAGGTCAAGGCAGCCGTTCTAAAAGTTGATGTGGAAAAGCATGATACTGCTCAGGACATTATCAGGAAAGCCGATGTAATCTATTCGGGTGAGAGAAAAATTCCATCCCTGATGCAAGCACCCCTGGTAGTGCAGGGTTTTAGGGATTGGCAGGAGTTGGGGGATAGCATCCGTTATTTGAAGCATGTCAATCAGGATACTGCTACGGCTATGCTAATCCTGAAACAATGGATTGGATATTGTGAAACTCGGCTGGCAGAGATGAAAGCAATAACGGAGCCGTCCAATGATTGAGCGCATTGACAATTTGCTCCAAGACTGGCGGCTGGACTGGATGAACTATGGTGAGTTTCTGGGGATAAGATACAAGCTCACGAAGATACGAGAACAATTGTTTGCAGGCAACGAATTGAAGAATGGCGCAGAAGATTACATTAACCGAACGGAAATTCATATCCAAAACATATATCCTCACAAAAAGATGGGAACTATTGATGGTGAGGCAAACCAGGAATATTGGGTTATCACCAAGGATTAATAGTCATGCCCAAATACCGCCAACTCTACACCAAAGTAATTGACAGTTTCGATTTCAATGAAATGCCGGACGACTTCACCAGGGTGGTATGGCTGATGTTGCCTCTTATCCTGGATTGTGAGGGACGCGGAATAGGTAATATGGCATGGGTAAAATCCAAATTATTCCCATTAAGAATAGATGTTACCGCAGATCAACTTGAGGATTCTTTCAAATGGCTACAAGACCGGAAGATGGTTGTATTCTATGAGGTTGAAAGTCGTCTTTATTTTTATATTCCAACATTCAAAACTTACCAGAAGGGAACCGAATATGAAACCTCAAGTTTACTTCCAGCTCCTCTTGAGGTAACCTTAAACCAATCTCAAGGTAACTTTAAAGTAAGCTCAGACCAGCCTCCGCCGGCTGCCTCTGCATCTGCTTCTGCATATGAATCTGCATCTGCGATTGATTCTGAATCTCCCCAATTTGACAAAATAAAGTCACACATTGAGAAGATTACTGGAATACCGGCAATGCCAAAGTCGATAAGAGCCATTGAAGAAATAATTGAATTTGGAGGATCGTCAGAAGATATTACTGCTGGTTATGGTTGGTTTAAGGACAATGCCGATAAACCACTGAAATATTATAGTCAACTTATCGGTCCTACTAGGACGGCAATGTCGATAAGAGTAAACGGCAAGAATGGCAAGGGGAAGCGTAGTGATCGCAGAGACACCCCCGAAGCGCGTGCTAAGTACGCGGAAATAGACTAGTACACACAAAGAAAGGACATGAGGAGATGAAATACTATAAGGTTCTGAGAGACGGTCATTCGTGTGTTGGTAGCAAGATGGACTGGACGAAATACCTGCCGGTGGATGGGCAGCCAGGGAAATGGACACGGAAGATTGGTGGTGAGTTGGAGTTATGTAAGAAAGGCTATCATCTGACTGACGAAAGCCATCTGATTGATTGGATAAATGGCAACCAGTTATTCGAGGCTGAGGCTGATGGTGAAGTCTTGCAAGGGGATAACAAGGTATGCTGCCGCCGGGTAAGACTATTGCGCCAGGTTGAAGGGTGGAATGATAGAACGCTGAGGTTGTTTGCGGTCTGGTGTGCGCGTGAGGCTTTGAAACTTGTCAAGAAACCAGACCCGCGCAGTATTTACGCTTGTGACGTTGCCGAGAAATATGCGAATGGGCAGGCGACTAAAGAGGAGTTGGATGCCGCCTGGGATGCCGCCAGGGCTGCCGCCAGGGCTGCCGCCAGGGATGCCGCCTGGGATGCCGCCAGGGCTGCCGCCTGGGCTGCCGCCTGGGATGCCGCCAGGGATGCCGCCTGGGCTGCCGCCTGGGATGCCGCCTGGGATGCCGCCTGGGATGCCGCCAGGGATGCCTCCTGGGATGCCGCCAGGGCTGCCGCCTGGGATGCCGCCAGGGATGCCGCCTGGGATGCCGCCTGGGCTGCACAGAATAAGAAGTTATTGGAAATGATCGGGGAGTAGGAGAAGTGAATGACAAAGAATAAAGCGATTGCGATGGCTATTGAAGCGATACGAAGATTGGCGAATGACTTATATGGGATTGACAGCAAATATCATCCCGATCAAAAAGTGCGCTGGGATAAATGGCAACAGGCGATAAAGATATTGGAGGAGTTGAGAGATGTTAGCCAGCACTAATATACTTGGGATTATCTTGCTTCTACTGGTAGTAATAGCTGCACTGGTATGCCAGCATGAGCTGTGGAAGGATGAATAATATATTGGATGATATACGAGATATGTATATCATGGAACGATTATGGTCACTTTAAGTGACTATAGTGGGTCACAACGAGATTTGTGGGACATAGATGGGAGAGAAGGAATGTATGGGATTAACTGTTATGAAAATCGTCACCAACGAGTAGAAAGTGACATATTGCGATTAATATAATTTGGATTATTAAAATCGTGATTATATTATCCACGAAATAAGCACTAAGTGATTGGAGAATATATGGGTACATTCATAACTTCTGACCACCACTTCAAACATACCAACATTATGAAGTATTGTCACAGAGATTTCCCTGACATTGCAACTCATGATGATGTTCTAATTAATGAATGGAACTCTGTAGTTGGGGAGCATGATAATGTATTTCATCTTGGGGACTTCACACT